CTTTCGAATAACATTCGATATATAATTATACTGTATATTATATTATTTCTCTAGTAATAATATATTATGGTTGTTAGCCCACAACAAATTCTTTCTGTTTCGGCAGTTCTTTTATCTGTGTTCTTTTTTATTTCTGGAATAAATAAATTAAGGAACGTATCTGGTGTAAGCAAAGGTCTTGCTCAAAAATTACCATTTTTAGGTAAATCAATATGTTTTCTTACAATATGTGGTGTTGTTGCTCTTGAAATATTAGCACCGATTTTAATAGTCGCTGCTTCTTTAGGTTATTATACATTATTAGGATGCTACAGTTGCTATGCATTGGCTTTATTTACAATTCTTGCCAATTTCTTGTATCACTATCCTCCCAAAAAAGCAAATTACCATCCTTTTATGAGAAACCTCGCAATTATTGGTGGTTTATTATCCCTTAGTTTACATTTTAGATAAATTAATCTAATTCGTTATCAAAACCATTATCAAATTCATCCTCTATTAATCTGTTTACCGGTTCAATATTTTCTAAACTGTTTGTGTCACTTCCAGAAAATACATTAACTTTGTCACAAATATAAGAAAGAGGAAATTTAACAGTATCATATACATTTTCAATGAAATCTATATGTTCTCCCATTTTATTGCATTCTTTGACACTGATTTCCATCTTTTCAAGAAGCATATCTATTTTTTGTTCGATACGGTCGATTTTCTCATTCATTTCTGATAATGTTGGTTCGGTCATTTTATAACCAAATAGATAAAAAATATTGTTAAAAAATATTTTTTATCCAAACGTATTCTCAAGACAAACTTCAACCTTCAGGAAACCATCGTTGTTATATTGATCATGTAACAAACCTATAGTACTAGATGACGGTGCTAATACAGACTTATTCGAAATAAAAATAAACAATGCTTCAGAAGAATCAAGACCATCAGAATGTTTGCGTAAAACATAAGCCATTTGTCCCATTGTTAAATCACAAGGAACCAAATATTTGCTTTTTTTAAGATTAATTCTACTATCCCGTTTCATTACAACAACAGGAACTTTATTTGGATTGTTTGCCATAATTGTCGCAGCAGTATCTTTTGTTATACCCATATGAGGTATTTTAACCGTTTTACCATAAGAATCAAGTGCACTAGAAATTGAATTTAAAATAGATGTCATTATAATTATTCCTAGTATTTTAATTATATATCTTTTTAAAGATATAATTAAAATTAAAAATTGATAGTTGCAGGTATTCGAAGGTTAAATTGTTTGGCTGGTTCATCAAGTAAGCAGTTAAATTCTAGCAAAAGATTAAAGTTAGTATCCTTAAAATCCACAAGACGTCCATCGTGAAGACGAAATTTAAATGATAATTTTTGCAAACACTCAATTGGATTTGTGAAGTGAGTCATCATATTTGCTAAAGTTTCCCCGGCTGAATTAGTTACCATATTTCCAGAATCAATCTTTAATGGGATTTTAGCAAAACTATTTTTAATCATACCACGATAATCATTATTATACATATTTGTTGTTGCCTCAGCATAGGGTGAAATCTCAGATAAATTATTGTATCTCTCCATATCCATGTATAAATCCATTTCACCATAGACACTTGCCATTTTAGGAGGAGAAATAATATACATTTTTGTGTTATTTGCAACTAACTCTGTTGCGGGGGTGATCCATGCAGTTGTTTCTTGTCCTAATTTTTGACCGGCAGAATCATCAACAAGCACACCACTTAAATCAACCTTTTCAAATCCCAAATAATAAGGTAATCCCCATTTTGTGTATTGGTTGTAAACTACCTTTTGTTCGCAATCTGTTACTGTATATGTTATTTTTGTTTTACTTGTTATTTGAAAACTGTCAAATCTATTACCAAATACAAATTTTTTAGTAACAGTATTGTATTTAACCTTAAAATATGCATATATATAATCAACTACTTGTGCAGTTGAATTAGCCGGTGAAAAAGAATTAGTATGATCCGTTTTCAAATAAGTTGTAACGGTATCATTCATCTTATTTGTCATCATATTTGCCATTTCTGTCGGTGTATATGAACCTTCATCAATAGTTACTGTAAATGTCCATACTAATGCTAATTTATTTTCAATATCAACATTTGGTGAACCAGCGGGCCAATCAGATGGATTAAGTGTAAATGTTATTTTAGTGTTCTGATAGTTGTTTGTAAAAGTATACAAATTATTAGGAATAGAAACATTGATAAGTCTCATCGATTGGATATTTTTCATTGGTTCAGGTAATCTAACCTCAAAACGATTGGAGTTTGGCCATTTCTTAATATCTCTGTCTTCTGAGTGTACTGCCAATAATTTGCGGTCAAGAACATACGATTGCTCTCTTTGTATGATGGGATGATTTGTATGTGTATTTAAATGGTTCATTTTATACAATATGTATATTTATTATTTTACTTTTATTCCTAAAATAATAAATCGCAAATAAAAAAATACTTATATTTATATAATGAATGTTGCTGTAACTAATTTTTTTATATTAATGACTGTTGGTATTATACTCAGATACCAATTTTACCCAAATGGTGCATTATGGGGTTACGCTATTATGATAATGTCCATGGCCGGCATTGTACTTCAATCAACAATTCTTAAAGGTTTAGAAGAAAATAAGGAATCCAGTGGACTTTTTGAATCTATTAGCGTTTTTGTGAAATCAATCATCGGTTCACAATTTCCATCTTTCTTACTATTAGCAAGTTTATTATGGATCTATTCTATTTACTTGAAACACGAAACCATAATTAATACAGGAAAAACCCCGCCACAGTTTGACCAATTCTCTGGAATGTCGCTCGCCATGATATCCATACAAATCCTTTTACTTTACATGAGCATGTCTCAACCTACGAAAATATTAGGTACAATACCAATACCAAAGGCTGTTGTAAGTGCTATGAACTCATCATTAAATTCAACTATGGCTTTAATAACAATAATTAATTGGTTTATTATTGGAATCATGTATGTTATTATGGAATATTTTAGAACTGATGGGTAACTGAACTAAATTTATATGTGAGACCATATTCCATATCATTTTCCCAAACCCCCGATACTTTAAGAACAATATCAGTATCTTTTTTCAATGGTTCACTTGAAAATAGTTTTATATTTCCTTGTTTTAGTTGGTCTGAAATTTTAAATCGCATAATTTTATTTCTAATGTTTAATTTTTGAAGAATACTTTGTTCAAGTTTAATGATTTCTGAAATAATATTATGATTATCTCCGATATTGTAACTGCATTTATATTTATTGTAAATCTTTTCAACAAAACAGATATTCAATGGTATTATCATAAAAATACCGTTTAAAACAAGATTCTGGGTTGAATAAATAATTCTAATAAAAAGGCTGTTATCTATTACGGTATTCTTTATTGGGGTTTGGAAAAATATATTGTTTAATTCTATTCTATTTATGGTTGTAAACAAGTTAATCATTGTCAACATTATTATTAATTCTATTAGTTACTAATAATAATGGCGTTCTTTTTAAGTCATTGTACCAATGAAGGATTGACTAACCCGATTTGCTAACATCAATTGAAGTAATTGTTCAACGTTTATATCTGGTTCGTGTTCCATCGTTTGCATGGCTTGATTACACTTATCAATAATATTTTGATAATGAGTATTTTCTAGCATAATATATTTATCCCACATTCGGTATAAATTTGGGTGAGTATCGCGATAGTCATTTAGTTTTGATAGGGTCGCTACTATTTGGTGAGTTTGAACAACAGCACTAATTTCATCCATTAGTACTCAATGGTATGATATCTTTATCTATTTATAAAATAATAAAGAAATGTCAAATTAGTTAGGTATATGAAGTTTTATGAAACACATTTTGAGGATTACATTAATGCTTCCGAAAAACAGAATTTACATCCAAAATTTAAAAAACAATTAGAATGCCTTCCTTCGGAATGTGAGCAAATGAAAAACATAATTGTGTATGGAGCAACAGGTATTGGAAAATACACACAAACTCTCAACATAATTAAGCATTATAGTCCTAGTAAACTTAAATATGAAAAAAAAATTAGCATTGTTTTCAACAAACAACCTTTTTTTTTTAAAATCAGCGATATTCATTATGAAGTGGATATGTCGTTATTAGGATGCAACGCCAAACTTCTTTGGAATGAACTATTCACGCATATTGTAGATGTTATTTCAACAAAGAAGAGAAAACATGGCATTATTGTATGTAAACATTTCCATGAAATTCACAGCGAATTATTAGAGATTTTCTACAGTTATATGCAAACATTCTATAAAGATAGCATATCAATTTCGTTTATTTTAATAACTGAACACATTAGTTTTATACCTGATAATATTGTTAACTGTTGTAAGGTTTTTCATCTATCGCGCCCAACGAAAACTGGATACAATAAATGTTTTCCAAAAAAGTTGGGAACTCAACAAAATATAAAGTCAATCACAAATATTAAATTACTAAAAACTGGGTTTCAAAAAGAGATTAATCCGTATAAAAATTTATGTATACCAATTGTGGAAAACATGATAAATATAGACGAATTAAATTTTTTACAATTTCGGGATTTGCTTTATGACCTTTTCATTTATAATCTTTCAATTGATGAATGTGTTTGGTTTATCCTATTTGAACTGTCAAAACGTAAACAAATTAAAAAAGATGACATGTATGATATTTTAATACACACGTATAAATTCTTCAAATTATTCAATAATAACTATCGGCCTATTTATCATTTAGAAAGTTATATGCTTTATTTAACAAGAAAGATTCATGGATTACCAGAAGGCATGTCAAATCCTTGAATTAGAGGATAAAAAAATATATAAAAAACGCGAAATAAAAAGGATATATCATAGATTAGCATTAAAATATCACCCAGATAAAAATAGTAATACAGATGAAAATGCAGATGATATATTTAAAGAAGTAAACGAAGCATATGAGTACTTAACAAGACATTTAGAAACAGTAGATGTTATAGAAGTAAACTTTGGAAACCATGAAAGTTTCGACATTTCAAATTACAGATTTCACTTTAAGGTTTATATCAGTAGTTTATTTCCAGCAGAAACAATTAATCATGAGGTTTTAGATACTATTATTGATCAGATATTGAGTAGATGTGAAAAGAAATCTATGGATTTTATACGAAATTTTAATAGTGACCATATTATTGGCTTATATAGTATGTTTCAAAAATATGATAATATCTTGCCAAAACATCAAAATGATCTTTTTAATAAAATTGTTACCATTTTTCGTGAAAAATTACTCAAAAAGAATACATATATATTGGATGTATGTGTCGATGATTTATTTGACCAAAACATATTTAGATTGCAACATGGTTCAAATGAGTACTTAGTTCCCATGTGGATTACAGAACTAACTTATGATGATAATGGAGACGAAATCAAGGTTCAGTGTATTCCAGATTTGCCTGATTTTGTAAGTTTGGATGATAAAAACGATGTCCACTTGAATGTACGAGTTAATCTTGCCCGTATTTTCTCAAAAAACAAGGATGGAATAGAAATTATAGTTGGCAAACAAATATTTATTGTAAAATTAGAAGAATTAACAGTTGAAAAGAAACAAACAATAGTAAGAAAAAACGCCGGTATTCCTGCATACAATGGCGATGATTTATTTGACGTAAACACTATTACAGACGTTCATATTCATATTGAATTATTAGAAGACTAAAAAAGTATTCTAATCAATAATACATTAAAAAAATTTATTATTGATTTTTTATTTATATTTGTGTGTTTTTATTTGTTTTTATTTTAAGCCTCTTCCTCAGCAGCCTTCTTCTTACGGCGAACTACCTTCTTCTTTTTCGGTGCCGGTGGCGGGGTAGGAGGGCGGGCTTCCTCCTCTTCCTCATCCTCATCCTCATCCGAATCTGCAACAAACACGCTGTCTTCGTTGGCGCCACCACTCATCTCAGCGGCAACTTCGGCCTGAGCGTCTTCCTCAGCCTCGCGGGCCGCAATGTTCTGCATCTGGCCCTTGTCATCATCATCAAGGGTAATGAAGCAAGAACCGGCAATGCGCGCAGGCGGGCGAACACGAGCCTGAATTAGAGACCAGGTGACACCAAACTTGCCGTTAGCAAACCAGAGACCACCGCACTGGATGATGCAAGCAACATGCGAAGCCTTAGTAACAATGTCAACCGGTCCACCATCATGACCCTCGCGACAATCTCCGCGAGAAGGAGTGAAGAGGACCCTAGCCGGTTCATTGGTGTCATAAAGTTCGCAACTAAACTTCTCATCCCAGTAATCAAGTTTGACGCGAAGCGTAGGGGAGCGAGTCATATCAGGCTCACCGGTCTCCTTGTCCTTAGGATACTTGAGCATCGGCGTCATGAGAGCCTCGAGAACCTCACGAGTCATCTTAGCCTTGCCAAACCAATCCTTGGAATTTTTGACGGCGCTATCAAGAAGTTTATTCTGGAAATCCTGCATATTCGAGAAGAAGTTCTGCATCGACTCGCTAGCATATCCCTCAGAAGGAAACTGGAGCGACATCTCATAAGTCTTGCGCCCAGAATCATCCCAATCATTCTCGTTAACACCCCAAGTGAGAATAAGAGGAGTAGCAAGAGTAAGAGTGCGGCCAGCCTTGTTAAGAATCTTCACTTTCTTTCCACCGCGCGCATTCACCTTAGGCGCGCCAAAAGAAACATCAGAGTCAACATCAAAGGTAACACCGGAAGTGATAAGATCGTTTGCGTTGTTCATGTTGGACATTGTTGGTATGTGTATAATATAGATATTGGGATTATCTCTAAATCAATTTTTTGGAATAATCATTTTTTATTTATTTTTTTGTAAACTTTTACAGCATATAAGGTGTGCCATGAATTACGTCATATTATCGATTCATATTATTACTGTAGATAATCGATATAAACTTATCTTAATTTAGATATATATATAAGACCTTTTTATGTTAACAAATTTAAACCTCAAACTAACAGATAATAAAGGAAACCTTACTGATTACGCAGGAAAACCAATTATTTTTAAAAATGAAAAATTATCAGTAAATACATATTTTAAAGTAAGACTTTATGAAGATGTACCGTTGGTCACAAAAAAAAGGAAAATTGCTAGCGATGATTTTGAAATTCCTGAATATCATGACTACATGCGACTTTCTATAAATAATTATAATGTCTCACAACTAAAATTAATATGTAAATATTACAAATTGAAAAAAAGCGGTAATAAACATGAACTAATTTATAGAATCTATAATTTTTTGAAATTTTCTTGTCATGCAATTAAAATTCAAAAAAATCTAAGAGGTTTTATGCTGAGAAAATTATGTAAAATGAAGGGCCCGGCTGTAATGAACAGAAAACTATGTGTAAATAATGAAGATTTTGCCACTCTAGATGATATCAAGGAGATAAATTTCTCACAATTTTATAGTTACACTGAGAATAATGAAAATTTGATTGATAAACAGCATGTTTATGGGTTTGATATTTGTTCTTTGTATAATTATCTTATCAAAAATAGAAATAATTCAAAAAACCCTTATACTAGAAGTAAATTTCCAAGTTCTATAATTTTAGACCTTCGTAAAATAATTAGGTACACAAAATTTCTTAATATCCCAATGACAATTAAGTTTGACGAACAGCCTCAACAAGTGAATGAACTTAACACTATTGCAAGTATAAACCAACGTATTGTTGAGATATTTCAAAAAATCGATGAAATGGGATATTACACCAATAGTGAATGGCTAATTAATCTATCTCATCCTCATTGTAAAGGGTTTCTAAGAGATTTGCATGATATTTGGAATCATCGTCTTAACATCGATGCAAACATGAAGCGACGTATCATACCACCTAATGGAAATCCTTTTCAGTTGTGTCATATAAATGTTTTTCAAATGCAACAGGATAATGTCATACAAACAAAGCGCAATTGTATCAAAATAATTGAGAAATTTGTCACATCGGGAATTAGTAATAGTGATCGTTATTTAGGAAGTTCGCATGTTTTGACAGCATTGACCTTACATAGCCAACCAGCCGCCGAAGCACTTCCATGGTTTTTTCAATCGGTAATTTAAAATATAATCTATTCGTTATAAATTGTATTTTTGCGTTTTAAATCATAAAGTTTAGGAATACTTTTATGACGAGTTATGGACACAGAATTCCTCAATATATATATTTTCCCAAAAAGAGACTTAAAAGGGTCTCATTATAGTAGTGTATAAGATGCCCAAAGCAACTAAGAAATCCTCTTCCAAGGTCTCCAAACAGACCGCCGCTCCTTCGCAGGCCGCCCCGGTCGAAAAAGTCGCCGAAACGGTTGAAGCCGCCGAAACCGAACCCTCGCTTAATGATTCTTTCAACACCCTCATGGGTGACTTCACTTCGCTTCGTACGCAACTTACGTCGCTTACTACCCGTCTCCGCACGCTCCAGAAGCGCTCGGACCGCGAACTTCGCGCTGCCTTGAAGGCCGGCGCGAAACGCAAGCGCAAGACCGGCAACCGCTCGCCGTCGGGCTTTGTCAAGCCGACTCTTATTAGCACCGAACTTGCTACCTTCCTCAAAAAACCGAAGGGAACCGAAATGGCGCGCACTGAAGTCACCCGCGAAATCAACTCGTACATCCGTGCTCACTCGCTTCAGGACCCCAAAAACGGCCGTCGTATCATCCCTGATGCCAAACTCCGCAAACTCCTCAACGTTCAGAAATCGGATGAACTTACCTACTTCAACCTTCAGCGTTACATGAGCCCGCACTTCGCCAAGAACGGTGAATTCGCTGCCGCCAAGTCGTCGTAAACAATCAATCAAAATAAAACCAAAACAAAGCCAAAAATAAAAACAAACAAAAATAAATAAAAATCATAGTTCAATAAAAATATATATTAAAAAATTGATTACATTAATATATATTAAAATACTTTTATGCCATATGAATACTGTAACGTAAAGATATTTCCTCAAGATCAACGATATAACATTTGTAATTTTTCAATAACAACCCAACGTTTTCATGGATGTAAACATATTGTAGATAGTTTGCGCAGTTGCGGTGTTGAATCTGTAATTGAAAAAACAAAAGGAGTTGAATGTGAAGAAAAGAATGTATGTTATATAAACGAAACATGTTATGTTAAAATTTTAAATAGTAAATATAATAAAATTAACAATAAACAGTTAATCGAAAATAAGTGCGAAAAATTAATCAATAGATTACGCAAAATTACATAATGACATTCTCATTGTTTTAAATAAAATAAATTTACTTTTATCTCTTGAACCGTGGATATCAACTGCATAATCTTGCACACTGTGTATTAGTTCTATTAATTGCTCGTCATCATAATGTTCTTCAATAAAATCATAAAGTGAATTTAATGTATCATTTGTTTCATTAAATTTGATAAGTGTTTTGTTGTGTTTTTTACACCAAACTATAAATTCTTTAAAATTAAACATTACAATTAATTTCAATACATAATAGGCAAATACGTTTGTTTTTTCCTTATATAAATATTTTCTCATTAATATACTTTTTGCATCTTCGCTATAAAGATTTTCATAAGACATTCCCATAAAATTAAGAATTTTCATTACTTGAAATGCAGAAAAAATACATTCAAAACCAACACAATATTCAAATAATACATTAAATTCTTTAAAATCCTTTTTATCTTGTAAAATATTAAAACTGTAAAACATGCAATTTATTATTTCTGCCCAAAACTCTGCATACGTCTCAAAAACTAGCATTTCACTCTCAATCTTGAATAGTTTTTTAACTCGAGTACTAATTCTATCACTTCCCATAGCAGAGAAATCCAATCCTAATATATGGAACGTTTCATGAATGAAAACTTTAAACCATTCTTCCTCTCTAAAAACAACAACCTCTCCGTTTTTTGTACATGATGTGGTCACCGCGCTATTTATATGTTCTGTTCCCATTACAATGTTTGCGTGTTCAGGTAGTTTTTTTTTAAAAGGCGTAGGATAAATATATATAGATAGCGTTTCTGCGCATTTTTTTGTTTCGTATTTTGATGCAAAATCTAACCAAGTTAGCATTAATGAAACATAATTATCATATTTTCCAAATAATTCATCTTCTTCGAAAAGAGTAAAATATATATAGATCGTTCTACTATTCATTTTGCATTTATAAACCAAAAATTTTTTTGTGTGTTCTACCACGTAACGTCTTATTTCATCTTGTAGAAAATGCGTTGAATTAAAAAATGATGGTTTAGGTAGATTTTTCTTGCTACTCGTGATTTCTTCCAAATGAGGTTCGTAATAATCCTTATTTTTTTTAAGATGTTCAATATTTTTGTACGATATTCTTATATTATTAAACATTTGCTTTAAGGAAGACGTATAAGTTTTTATTTTTGATTTCGTAAGTTTTGATTTGTTAATACCCTTTTTTATTTTTTTTTCATATAAGGGAAGCAACAACTTCATTATTTCTTCAGAATCTTCATTAAATTTCATACTAGTAATATGAAATATAATAGTATTTTAATATTGTAAAATTAAACACGATTTATTTTTTTAATTCTTTAAATTCTGGTATCAAAGCATACAATCCAGAATTGTCCTTACCTTCTAAACATTTGTCTGCTATTAATGATTTAAGTTTTTCTGGCAAAGACATGTATGTAAAAATATGGGAATCTTTGTGTGTTACTAACATATAATGACCACCAGTATAATCCATTACAATATAATAGTCTGGTGTGAATTCACCCTTCTCTTGAATGATTGAATCATTTGCTTGTCCGCATTGTAAAACATTGTCTACATCACCGTCTTTATAAGACTCACTTGAAAGAATAACTATCTTAGTGTTTAGTACTCGTTCGAGTGTAGATATTGCCCATGTTTCAGCCCAAAAATCGCTTGATTTTATTTTTTTCTTAAAATCACACAATGTTTTAATACCCTTCATAAATTGGTATTCAACTATTAACATTTCTCCCTCCTGTTTTTCTTTTGCTAATTTATCAAATTCCTTTTTGTTATCTTTGGCTTCATCTACAATTTTTTTCTTTTGCTTTCTTGTTAATGATTTCTTATCCTTGGCTCCAGTTGGTGCATTTATTTGTTTTTCTAATTCGCTATTTTTCTTTTTAAGTTTTTTCATTTCTCTTACCGTATCACGTATGTTTTCGCGTATCTGTTTATACATAGTTCTGTATGTTTCGAAAACTTCCTGTGTCGCTTCTCGTGAAAGTAATTCACGAAGTGCTTTTACACTAAAAACTTTATCGATGCTCTTATATGCATCACGGATAACCGCAAAAAAACAGTCACCTCCTCCTTCATTATCTACAATATTAAAGTTAGTATCTTTTGTGTAGTCAGTAACCCAATTATCAAAAATATAATTAAAATCTAATTCTGGGTCACTTTCACTATCACTTTCATCGCTGTGTTCACTATCGTCGTTTTCAGAATCATCATCATCTTCCTCATCCTCCTCATCCTCTTCATCTTCATCTGATGAGGACGAATCATCCTTGTTAATACTCTCAACATCGCTATCAGATGACAAATCTGAGAAATCATCTAATTCTTCGCCTTCATCTCCTTCTTCATCTTCTTCATCTTCTTCATCTTCGTCATCTTCGTCATAATCATCACTACCATCACTAGTCTCTAAATCACTCATATCTTTTTCATGTTTATAGTCATCATCATCATCATCATCATAATCTTCTTCAGGTTCTTCGCCACTTCCCTCTTCTTCCTCATCATCATCTAATTCATTATCAGGTTCACTCATAAAAGATTCAATAGATTCATTATTGTCTTGAATATATTCTTTTGTAATATAACTAAATAATAAGGGTTCTATTAATTCATAGCCTAATTCATCTTCTTTTTTTATTGATAAATCTTCTAATCTTTCCAAATCTAATTCACCTTGATCGTCTACAATATTCACCAAGTTGTTACTAGGTATTTCAAATACACCAATTTTTTCAAATACACTTTCACCACCTTCAGATTTATTTTTTGATTTTAATACTAAATAAATTGGAAAATAAATAATTGATTTTTCAATATATTTCGTATTATCTGTACCAATACCAATTAACGCTTTTATATTTAGTGCATCAATATCAACTACATACGTCTTTGTTTCTTTCCCTTTATCACTTTTATCAATACCTTTTTTTTCTTCATAATTAATTTCATTATTTAATCTGGATTGTACCATATAATTTAATCAAATATTAAATATTTGCTTAAGTATTTATCTTCATTAATTTCATTTATATAAAACCACAATTCGCGACGCCTTTCGACAATTGCAGTATTTTCTATTGCACTTTCAAATATAACAATATCTGAAATAATAACACTTTTATTTTTTTTTCTTATAGAAATTTCATAATATTCAGCAATTTTAACCAAATCCTTTTTAGTATAATTTGTATCATAATCTAGTTCTCTAGCAGCCATGTCGTCTAAAGATACTTCATCGTGGATTACATTTTTATTGGATAATTCGCGTTTACTTTCTTCCTCTTCAATATCCTTTAAAATTTCATTATAATCTACATCTTCTTCTTCATGTTTACTTTCATTTTCATAAAGTGAAAAAGTTAAATTGTTATTAGTTGACATATATTTATATATAATTTATTTGGTTTAATACCATTATAAATAAATATTCATTTTTCAATTATTATAGTTCATCAACGATGTCCAAATGTTTGAATATTACCTTGTTTGAAAGACTAGGTTGGTCATCATTATTCATTTCTGAAATTTCTTTGATACAATTATGAATTTCTTCCCATTCATCATGTTCATCCAAAATTTCACTTCCTTCAAGTACAATAACATAAAGCGTTTCACTAATTTCTTCGCACAATTCCTTCTTGTTATCATTTTTAATTTCTTCAAGAAGAAGCGATTGCAGATTTTTAATAATTTGAACAATAGAATCTTGTTCAATAATATTTAATTTCATTAGGTTAATAAAAAATGAACTTAATGCCCTGCGTTTTTCATTTTTTTTATTAAATTCGCAAAATTTATCGTAGTTTTCAGTTTCTCCAACATACTCAAAGTCGTCAAATATACTGGTAAAATCTTGATAATTTTTACTAAAAATTACCTTAAATATGTCGTGTTTCTTCATAATTTTTTCATATAGTTCAGCATAAATACTCGAATAAAATTTATTTGAACTGGCAATTTCAAATATCATATTTCCAACTAAAATCAATTCTTCTTCTTTTTCATATGTTTTTATCATATAATCTAGTTTTGACATAATTTCTTCGATTACCATAGTAAGGTTATCCAGTGTTAGTTTATTAAGCATAACTCTAAGGTCATCAATATCTTTTTCAATACCTTCTTTTTTACGCGAAATATCGGTCGTTTGAAATTGACGAATGGCTTCCCAGTCATCATCACTTACTTCCTGGCTTTTCTTTTTTCTCCTACTTTTCTTTTGCATATTTGAAAAAACAGGCGTTTTGCTGTAATTTGGCGATCCAACCTGACTAGTCAATTCTTGAATATATTTTAAAATATCTTCATTAATAAATTCACTTGCCTCAATTTGTGAATCTATGGTGTTAAATTCATCTATGGTATACTTCATTTCTACTGTTGTTGTCATTGATTAATAATATATCTATATATTCATTTATATTGATTTTATAAACTTAATATATGTATTTAATAATACACTTAAATACACAACATGACATTATATAACTAATGTCATCATCAAACACAAACGTATTTGATTTTTCTAGTAATGATGTGGATATTCCACTATCATTTGAATCATGGGACGATAAATGTGTCAATTTGGACCGTAAACTTCTGCGCGGCATCTACAGTTATGGGTTTGAAAAACCCAGTCCTATTCAAAAACAGGCTGTTATTCCAATGACGCTTGGACGCGATGTTATTGCCCAGGCACAATCTGGTACGGGTAAAACAGGCGCCTTTACTGTTAGCACTCTTCAATTAATAGACCATACTAAAAAAGAAACACAGGCAATTATTCTTTCTCCCACCCGCGAACTTTCTCGTCAAACGTACGATGTTCTTTGTTCGCTGTCATCACTACTCAAAACAAGCATTAAACTACTTATTGGAGGAACGTCAACTGAACAAGATATCCGCGATTTGCATGATAAAACCCCCCAAATTATTGTAGGATGCCCTGGACGCATCCATGATATGGCGCGCCGTAAACATTTTGATACAAAAACAGTTAACCTTATCATTCTCGATGAAGCCGATGAAATGCTCTCTGCTGGCTTTAAAGAACAAGTTTATAATATCTTTCAATACCTTAAAAATGATGTACAAATTGGATTGTTTAGCGCGACCATGCCGGTCGAACTTAGCACGCTTACTGAAAAATTTATGAGAGAACCCGTGAAGATTCTTGTTAAACAGGAAATGCTTACTCTTGAAGGAATTGCACAATTCTATGTTGGTCTTGATGATGACGCCAGTAAATATGCAACACTTCGTGATATTTTCAAAATTATTTCTGTTTCGCAATGTATTATTTATTGCAATAGTGTCAAACGAGTTAATGACCTCTACGAAGCCATGACTGAAGATAAATTCCCTGTTTGCACTATTCATAGCAGTATGGAACGTGAAGAACGCAATCAATCATACGAAGATTTTAAATCCGGTAAATATCGTGTCCTTATTTCATCTAATGTTACTGCTCGCGGTATCGACATTCAGCAAGTAAGCACTGTTATCAATTTTGATATTCCCAAATGTGTTCACACCTATTTGCACCGTATTGGTCGTTCTGGACGATGGGGGCGTAAAGGAATGGGTATCAACTTTGTGACAAAACGCGATATTCCCCGAATTAAACAAATTGAGAAACATTATGGTACAGAGATTCAGGAAATGCCGCAGAATTTTGGAAGTCAATAAGTATACACGATATTCAATTTCAATTCGTATAATTTTTTCTTTTTTAATCAATGTTTGATATAAAATATGTCAACCATTGAATTAGCAAATAAATATTTTGATATACCAATTACATTTTTAGAAGATAAAAATTTATCAGTAATACCAGAAAAAATGGTCCAGGATTTAGAATTACAAGATATTAAAGTTGGCAACGAAGAAAGACAATCCTTATATACAAAAGTGTTTAACCCAACTAGTACAATGGGTAAAATTATTTTACCACAATGGTGTAATTATTACACAGATGACGTAAAACACTTAAATGATACAAAAAATTTAATTAAAACTTATAAAAATGTAAGATTTAATGTTGAAAATGCACCCCAACAACCAACTATTGTAGATGGATTTATTGATAAATGGAAAGAAATCAAAGGTAGTAGTGAATTCCGAAGCAAATACTATTATTTTGACTGGAAATTTCTAGAAACTTTTAATAAATATGCATTCTTTTTACAACTATTATCTATTTATAATCTTGCGTCTCCGCTATTTTCTTTAATAGTCCCAATTATTATGCTATTTGTTCCATTTATTATAATTAAATTTCGAGGGAAAAATATATCACTTAATAGTTATCTTGAAATTCTTAAAAACGTATTGAAAAATCATGCGCTTGGGCGTCTTTTTACGGACTTCAGTCAACTAAGTTGGGATAAACGCATTTACTCTGCTATGTCTATATTCTTTTACTTTTTTAACATCTATCAAAATATACTTGTTTGCTTACGTTTTAAAATAAACATGAAGAAGATACACGAATATTTTCAAGAAATACGCGAATATGTTGTTTATACCGCAGATAAGATACGTAATTTTTATAAATACAGTAAAAACTTGATTACATATCAAGGATTTAATAATACGTTGCATGAAAACCAACAAGTATTAGAAGGTTATCTAGAAAAACTAAATAAGGTTTCTCCATATTCAATGAAAATTTCAAAATTTACGGAAATCGGCACAATTATGGTTAATTTTTATAATTTTTACACAGACGAAACACTTAATAATAGTTTCTTACATACACTGGGTTTCCATGGCTATCTTGATAACATTGAAGGATTGCAAAAAAATATCAAAAAAGAAAATGTTAACTTTTGTAAATTTACCACAAAAGAAACTAAATTTAAAAAGGTATATCATCCAACTCTTGTAAACAAGTCACCTATTAAGAATAATGTAAATCTATCCAAAAATATGATAATAACAGGACCTAATGCAGCCGGTAAAACAACCATAATTAAAAGTTCTATTATTAACCTTATTTTGTCGCAACAACTTGGATGTGGATTTTATAAAAAAGCAAGTATTCAACCATATCAAAAGATCCATTGTTATATTAATATACCAGATACATCTGGTAGAGACAGTTTATTTCAAGCAGAAGCAAGACGTTGCAAAGAAATATTGGATGATGTATGTAAATTTCCTGATAAGCGCCATTTTTGCATTTTTGATGAATTATACTCTGGGACTAATCCGTATGAAGCGGTCGCTAGTGCATTCGGTTATTTAAATTATTTAATAGCGTTAAACAACTGTAACTTTATTTTAACAACGCATTTTATCAATCTTTGTAAACTAATGAACGCTAATAAAAAGGTTGTTAATAAACATATGATAGTTAATATTAATAAGGAAACCGATGATTTAATATACACTTATAAATTTGCAAATGGCGTTTCTAATATTAAAGGAGGAACATTTGTTCTTAAACAATTGGAATATCCTACTGAAATTATAAATCAGGCTATTGAAACACTTGAACAATTGTAAGTTCGTTTATTTTTTATTATTTTTATATTTATTTTGTTTAATAATGCTCTTAGACGGCGCTAGTGGATTACTCCTTATTTTAGGAATTTCAATTGTATTAAATGTCGTTGTTTTTATGTATTTTAGAAATAAAACAATGGCTCTCGAAAATAAGGTTGATATCATGTTTAACATTGTACAAGAACATGCTGCAATGAATAATGTACAACAACCACCCCCTGTTCCTCAATCCGAATCTTTCTCTGGCGGGGAAGAAATGCAACAAAATGCCGATATTGAAGAATCCGATTTAAACGGGACAAAGAATCCTGAATTAATATCTGTTTCAGATGTTAACAGTGATGATGACAGCGACAGTGAAAGTGAAAGTGATGATAGTGAAAGTGATGAAGATGAAAATATTGCCGAAGAAATTTTAACTAATCAAGTACTCGTTGAAGATAACAATATTATAAGTAATGGCGAAGTAATCAGTATTGAACAAGTGCAACAAGGTTCAAATGAATCTAATGAAGTAATCAAGGAAATAAATATTAACGAAGAAACTCCGAATCAACAAGTAAATGTTGTCGATGACAGTGATGATAGTGATAGCGATGACAGCGATAGTGATGACAGCGATAGCGATGATAGTGAAGGTAATGGAGAACCATTAGTTATTATTAAAAACGACGGAGACATCGAAAAAACCCAGCAAAATCTTTTAGACATTCAAGATTTGGTTGAAACCGTGGAAACAGAATTAAGTGGTTTAGAAAAAGAAGAAGAAGAAGAAGAAGAAGAAGAAGAACAAGACAGAAGTCCTTTACCGCCGAATCTTAAAAAATTAACAGTTGTGCAATTAAAAGAACTTGTTATGGAAAGATGGCCTAATATGGAAGAAGCCATATCAAAAATGAAAAAGAAAGAATTATTGGGAATACTAAAAGCATAAAATAATATAAATCCGACAATTTTTATCTCTTTTGTATATAAATGAGTTGGGGAACCTGCTACGCCGGATCAAACAATATTCACTTTGACTTTCCGCCTATTATGAATGACGGTCGTAATTTTGCACATTGGATACCTAGTGCGGAAGTAAGCGAATTAATCAGAAAAGACGCTGGTATTAAACACAATCACGAATACCGCACTTATTTAGTAAACAATGCTGATTACCTTATCAAAAATAACCAAATTACAGCATGCGACCAATGTTGCAACTGCCCGCCGAAATATGGCACAGGTAAATCAATCACAGACAGTAAATATTTATACAATTCTTGCAGTGATTCCAAAGCACCTTTTGGATATGAAACAAGCGATTTAAAGAAAGCGTATCTTTCGCGTCAAGAATTACAAAGCCGTATGGTTGCACCTATTGTCAGCCAGGAAGAACTTCTTCGCTCAAATGCAAGAATGTAAATTCATATCATAAATAATAATATTTAATATTATTTATAATACACAATGTTTGAAGACGATTATCAAAATGACCCTAATTTTTATTTTACTTTGGCCGGTGCATGCTCTGTTTGCGTATGTTGTTTAGTGTGTACCGCCAAAAATTGGGATGACCCACCAGATTGGTTACCTAATTTTTGCCAACCTCGCTGGAAACGCGATTATTATTACGACGAACATGAAATACATAGCAAAATTACAACTCGTGCAAATTATGGTAGACAGCATACAATGACATTAAGCGATAGTGAAGCATTAGTTTAAAGGTAAAATTTACATTATTATATGTAATCATTTAATATTGAATGTATATATATGACCCTATTGAATTATAGTGATTATTCATGTGAATATATAATAGAACCATTACTATTAACTAGTCTACTACTTTTACCCATATCATTTATGTATTATAAAAAAAAATACTTTGTACTTTCATTTTTAATATTTATAAATGGGATTGCTTCTTATATATATCATTTTAAAAAAGATCATTGTTCTATAAAAGAAGATAAAAATAATGGTATTATATTCGATGTTATAACAACTTGTTTATCATTTATATTATCGTTATATGCAGCAAAAAATTTATCAACAACAAATAAATATAACCTATGCGTAATTGTTTTGTTTGCAATTATCTTCTATAGTTTAAACTATTGGTATAAATCGTATAATTATCACTTGTTATGGCATACATTTGTCTTATTAGGGCAAAGTTTTTTGGTAAGTAAAATTTAGATTACTATTTTATATTAATCTAAATTATGAATTTAATCTCTTTTCTGCCTTTTTCTTATTTATATTCATGTTCTTGTAGAAATCAAGTTCTT